TACAGTAGCAGATTACCTTCAAAACTTCCACGAATTTAGAAGAGAAAGTTTTGCATCAACCTTAAAAGATGCAGTGGCAGCGGTGTTTGGCTGGGACCGAACGTTGCTAGAAGGCCGCACTAAAGAAGCTCGAGAGTGGCGAGAGCAAGTAGATCCGTGGTGGGCAGAACGATTAGGTATGCCTACACTAACTCCTAGATGGATCTTACAATACTGGGGCACTGAAGTGTGTCGTAAAGCATTCCATGATGATATCTGGATTGCCAGCTTAGAAAATAAAATCCGTAACAGCAAAGATCACGTGGTTATTAGTGATTGCCGGTTTCCAAACGAAATACAAGCTATTAGAAATGCCGGTGGAAAGATTGTTTGGGTTCAAAGAGGCGAGTTGCCTGAGTGGTATGACTTAGCTGTTAGAGCTAATCAGGGTCACAATCATGCAGTGCAAGATCTAAAAATGATGAAGATCCATGCCAGCGAAACAGCATGGGTAGGCACACAGTTTGATTCTATTATTAATAATAACGGAACTATTGACGAGTTATATAGGCAAGCCGAATCAGTAGTCAGCAACGAGGTCGCCCTGCTTCCAGTTGATGCCTTCCTTGGCTAACACCTGTACACAATTACAACAAACTGTTTTTAGATTAGTATGACGACAGTTATTCAAGTCTCCATCTATATGAAACACTCTAAAAACTTCCTTGTGTAATGACTTGAAACCACATTTGTCGCATTGGCTTTTTATACGATACCCTGCTCTAACCCAGCGGGGTATCCCGTGATATATTCCATTGGCCATGCAGACTTCACACAGGCTACGGTAATAAATCCTGTCATTCTTTTTATAGTTTACTGCCCTGGGGCGTACACCGCACTTACACAATGGTCTCATGCTAATATTTACGTAAACTAAGCCTTTTCTTCCCCTTTTTGGTGTTGTCTAACGGAGTGTTTTTCCATTATACCGCTAAATACTTTGAGTAAACTATTACCAGGAGAACAAGGGAATGGCACTACAATCACCCGGCGTACAAGTTACGGTCATCGACGAGAGTTTTTATACACCAGCAGAACCTGGTACTACGCCTCTAATCGTTGTCGCAACAGCGCAAGACAAGACAAATAGCGGAGGCACAGGAATTGCTTCTGCAACAACACAAGCCAATGCTGGTAAAGCATTTAAACTAACCAGCCAGAAAGACCTACTAGATTTATATGGTGTGCCTTTCTTTGAAAAGACAGCTTCTTCAAGCCCCATCCATGGTGGCGAGAGAAACGAATATGGTCTTCTAGCAGCATACAGCTTGCTAGGAGTTAGCAACGCAGCCTTCCTAGTACGTGCTGATGTTGACTTAGCGCAACTAGAAGCAACAGCAAACGCCCCGGGAGCGAACCCTAATGATGGAGCTTGGTGGATCAATACCACTGGCACTACATGGGGTATCCAGGAGTGGAATAGCGCAGCAGTTAGCACAACAGGCGGTCAGAAATTTGCAAATAAGACCCCTATCGTTCTAACTGATGCGGATTCTGCAAAAATTGAAAACGGGTTACCAAAAGAATCAGTGGGCAACGTAGGCGATTACGCTATCGTATTCCAAACTGTTCAGGTAACTGATGCAGCAAGTTCTGAAGCTGCAAAATTGTATTACAAGTCAGCAGGTAACACAGAAGCTGGAGTTGATCCAGGCCAATGGGTTTTAGTTGGTAGTACAGATTGGAAAGCAAGTCACCCAAGTATCGTTGGTCCAGTTACTGGAACAGTTGGTACATTGACTAACGCTGACACCTTCTATATCAATGGAACATTAGTTAATAACATTGGAACTTCTCTAGCAAGTTTGGTTACAAAAATTAACACATTGAACATTGGTGGCGCAGGTGTTATTACTGCAAAAGCAGTTAACGGCAAGTTATACCTTTACAATAACGGTACAGGCGGTACAGGATCAGCTGATGGAATTATCGAAATTGCAGCAGGTACTGGTACAGTATTAGCAGACATTGGTATTGGAGCAGGCAAGTACTGGGCACCAGCACTACAAATGACTCCTCACAGTAATGTTCCAGAGTGGAAGCGTGGTGAAGTTATTGGCGGATTTACAGCAACCTATGGTCGCCCAACAGGATCTGTATGGATTAAAACAACTGAGCCAAACCTAGGCGCACGTTGGAGAGCTAACAAGTGGAGTTCTGCAACTTCATCATGGGTAAGTTCAGAAGCTCCGTTGTACGCATTCGGTCACGAAGCTAACTTCTACTTAGACCGCAGCGGCGGCGGCTTGAACATTGACAAGGATTACTTGTATGTTCAGACTAACAGCGACGAAGAAAGCGGTGTTGATACAACACCAGCAACAGCTAAGTTCCGTGTTTGGAAGCGTAATACAAAAGGCGCAACAAGCATTACTACAACAATTGAAGATAATAGTTTAACTACTGGATCTAACACTGTTGCAATTAGATTGTCTATCAAAGGTAGCGCAGAACTAACAGCACCAACTACTGTAACATTTACAGCAGCAACCGGCGTAGGTTCTGGAACTACTAACGCAGAAAGAATTGCTACAGCAATCAACTCTGCTGTGTTCTATGACAGAGTTGAACCAACTCCAAATGCAATCGAAGGCCATATTGTAGCTAGCGTAAGTGGTGCGAACGGCAACGTTCTAACTATTACACATAGCTTCGGTGGTGAAATTAGATTCGACGATGGCACTAACAGCCCAATCGCTGCAATCTTTACTCCATACGCATACAATGCATCTAGCAACGTCTTTACAGGCGATGCTAACTTCTACGCATTGCCAACAGCAGCACTAGGTGATTCGACAATTGCAGGTGAATATCTTGCATCTAACTGGAGACCACTAGCAGCTGACGGATTTGCAGCATCTGATAGCGCACCAGAAAATGAGCCACAAGATGGTCAACTATGGTACAATCCAGAGTTTAGCGAAGTCGACTTAATGGTTCACAACGGTAAAATTTGGTGTGGTTACAACTATGTTTACACTAACGCAGACCCAGCAGGTCCACAAGTTACAGCATCTATGCCAACAGCACAAAGCGACGGTACAGCACTAGTAACAGGTGATATCTGGATCAGCACAGCTGACATTGAAAACTTCCCAACTATCTATCGTTACAACAGCGATGTCCAGGGCGCAGCTTCTGAGAAGTGGGTTCTAGTCGACAAGACTGATCAGACAACTGAAGATGGTGTATTGTTTGCTGATGCACGTTACGGCCTAAGTGGCGCAACTGGTAATACAGCAGCTGATATCGCTGACTTGTTGACATCTAACTACGTTGACCCAGATAGCCCAGACGCAGCACTATATCCAAAAGGTATGTTGCTATGGAACTTACGCCGTTCTGGTGGTAACGTTAAGAAGTATGTAAACAGCTACATCGACGTTACAGCAGACAACGAGCGTTACAATTCAACATACAATGAAGTTGGCCAATATCCATTAACTGGAAACAGCATGGCTAGTTATACTGAAGTTGATCGTTGGGTTACAGCAAGTCCAAACGCAGAAGACGGTTCTGGTTCATTCGGTCGCAAGGCTCAACGTTCTGTTATCGTAGCTGCAATGAAGAGTGTTGTTGATACAAGCTCTGAAATCCGTGACGAAGAACGCCGTAACTTTAACATTATTGCAGCTCCAGGTTACCCTGAGCTAATGAGCAACTTAGTTAACTTGAACATTGACCGCGGTATTACATCGTTTGTTATTGGTGATACACCATTACGCTTGCCAGCAGATGCTACAAGCCTAACAAACTGGGGTTCTAATGCAGAACTAGTTACTGACAACGGTGACAACGGTATTGTTACATACGACGAATACTTGGGCGTATTTTATCCAAACGGATTTACTACTGACCTAGGCGGTTCTAACGCAGTTGTTCCAGCATCACACATGATGTTGAAGACAATCGCACTAAGCGACAACGTTTCTTATCCATGGTTTGCTCCAGCAGGTACAAGACGCGGTGGCATTACAAACGCAACAGCAGTTGGTTATATCGACAGCTTGAGCGGTGAGTTCCAAACAGTTGCATTGAACAACGGTCAACGCGACACATTGTATGACTTAAAGATTAACCCAATTACGTTCTTCAACGGTGTTGGTTTAGTTAACTATGGTCAGAAGACTCGTGCAAGAAACGCAAGTGCATTGGATCGTATTAACGTAGCACGTTTAACAGTTTACCTACGTAGCCAGTTGAACAAGTTAGCTCGTCCGTATGTGTTTGAACCAAATGATAAGATCACAAGAGATGAGATCAAACAAGCAGTTGAGAGCTTGTTGCTAGAGTTGGTAGGTTTACGTGCTCTATACGACTTTGCAGTTGTATGTGACGAAACTAACAACACAGCAGCGAGAATTGATCGCAACGAATTATGGGTTGATATTGCTATTGAACCTGTTAAGGCAGTTGAGTTCATTTACATTCCATTGCGTGTCAAGAACACAGGAGAAATTTAAAAATGGCTATTACATCCCTTAACAATTTAGGAGTTCCTACAACTAACCAGGCAGGAAGTACGCAAGTACTTCTTATGCCGAAGTTAAAGTATAGATTCCGTGTAACGCTACTAGGTTTTGGTGTAGCAGCAGCTACTGAACTTACAAAACAAGTTTCAGATGTTACTAGACCAAAAGTATCGTTTGAAGAAATTCCTTTGGACGTTTACAACAGTAAAGTTTACCTAGCTGGTAAGTACACATTTGAAACTGTTACATTGACACTACGTGATGATGCTAGCGGACAAGTGCAGAAACTAGTTGGTCAGCAAATCCAGAAGCAATACGACTTTATGGAACAAGCATCTGCTCGTTCAGGTATTGACTATAAGTTTACAACACGTATCGAAGTGTTAGACGGTGGTAACGGTAACTTAACACCTAACACACTAGAAACTTTCGAGTTGTATGGTTGCTTCTTGCAGAACGCAGACTACGGTGATTTGAACTACGCAACAAACGAAGCAGCAACAGTAGCATTAACTATCAGATTTGATAACATGGTACAGTTTGCAGCAGGTGCAGCAGCAGTAAGCCCAGTGGGTGGTATTGGTGCAGCAGTAGGCAGAACACTAGGCGAAGCAGTAACAGGCGCTTCTACTACACAAGGTTAATAAATCTTAAACAAACAAACCCGAGTTTACTCGGGTTTTTTTGTGGCATAAATATTTGTATGGCAAACTACTTTACTAGATACTTAAATGAATTCGGCGCTGGCTTATTAGACGGTGCTACGAATCCAAAAGGCGTGATGGGCAACTTCCAACACGCTACTCGTCTATTCATCGACGATGCATTTAGGTTAGTGCCTAGAAGCAAATTCTTATTTTATGTTAAATTTGAAATTGATAAGACTGCACACAAGAGTCCTAGCTTTACAGCCAAACACGGTGATGAAGTTGGATTGTTAGTTAAGTCATCAGACTTGCCAAAGTTTAATTTTGATTCAATTGTTAAGAATCAATATAATAGAAAAAAAGTTGTTTACAAAAACATCAACTACGAACCAGTGAACATTTCAATGCACGACGATAGTGCAGGAATTGTTAATGCACTATGGGCAATCTACTTCGGATATTATATTCAGGATAGACACAACCCAACGGCAGCATACGGTGCTAATCATTATAGACCTACCAAAACACCTAGTGACAATTTTAGGTATGGTATGGATAGTGATATTACTGTACCATTCTTTAAATCCATTAGTATCTATACTATGAGTCGAAGACGCTTTAATGGATATACGCTTGTTAATCCTAAAATCAAAAGCTGGAATCATGGCACAGTTGCTTATGCTGAAGGCGATTTTTTAGAAAGTCAAATGACATTAGAATACGAAGCAGTAAAGTATTCTTCGGGATCAGTTGCGTATGATAGTCCAAAAGGATTTGCAACTTTACATTACGATTTATTACCTAGCCCATTAAGTGTTGCCGGCGGTGGTGTAAGTACACTAACCGGAGCAGGCGGCGTTCTTGACGGTGTTGAACAAATATTCGGAGACATTGCCGGAGGTTCAACCTTTGACAGTCTAGGAGGATTCCTAGGGACTGCTATTAAATCCGTCAACACATATAAGAACTTTAAAGGACTTACTAAAGAGGGGCTTAAGAACGAAGCAATTAACATTCTCAGCAACCCTGCTAACATCTCGTCAGCAGCAAGTACAGTAGGTGGAGTAGTCGGAGCGATCTTTCCTAAGAGTACAAATGTAACAGGACAGACAGATGCTAGTCCTAAACTTCTAACATCTAACCAAGGTTAATAATGGCAACTACTAATCTACCTGCAATAAGAAAAGAAGATAGTGCTGCTGGTACTAAACTATTCTTCGATAGCTACGGACAAGAGCCATTAGAATTCAATGCCAACGATGTATCAGCATGTATTAGTTTCTTTGAAAAGAAAGGGTTTGATAACGATGCTGCATTAATTGTAGCAACAGTAATTCTAAAGCAAGCAAAACTAGACGGCACTCCGATCTTTAAAATATTAGATACACTTAGTGGTGTTGATGCATTAGCATTAAGTAGTATAGTAGGCGAGATATTGAATAACAATAGAACTCCGACATCAACCCTGGGGTTTAGAACCAATCCGGTTATTCCAAACCAAATTAGAAATATATCACCATAATGGCAAAGTTTGCACAAGGACGTTTTGAAATGAAAAATCCTGACAAGTATGTTGGGAAGAAAACACCATTGGCTCGAAGCAGTTGGGAGTTTGTATTCATGAGAATGCTAGACGAACATATTGGCGTTGAAAAATGGGCCAGTGAAAGCATCCAAATTCCGTATAGAGATCCGTTAACTGGTCGTAGTACTATCTATGTACCAGATTTCTTTGTTGTCTACAATGATAAGAACGGCAAACGACACGCCGAAGTAGTCGAAGTAAAGCCACAGAGCCAGACTCTTCGAGAACACGTGGGCAAGAGTGCCTATAACCAGGAACAGTACGTTAAAAATCTTGCCAAGTGGGAAGCTGCTACAGCATGGTGCAAGCAGCAAGGGGTTAAATTTAGAGTGGTTAACGAGGGCGATATTTTCCATCAAGGCGGCAAACGGAAATAAGTATAGTATGACTAAAAAACTTGAAGAACTATTCAATTTGGATTCGTCCGAGCCCAAAAAGGTTGAAAAGCCGGTGGCAGTTGAACCACCTACACACGAACAAGTATCCAGCTTAGACGAAAGCTATGCAGCAGTAGCTGAAATTACACGAGGTCTGCCACCACTAAAAGAGCTCGATGATTTGGATGACAGCGAGTTAGATACACTTGCTAAGAAAGCAGAAGAAGCCTACGATAACCTAATGGATTTGGGAATGAACGTAGAAGTACGATATGCAAGCCGTATTTTTGAAGTAGCAAGCTCTATGATGAGTAATGCCATTACTGCTAAAACAAATAAAATTGAAAAGAAACTCAAAGCTATTGATCTCCAAATGAAGAAGTATAAGATCGATAAAGATAACAATGAAGACCCAAATAACGTTATCAATGGAGCGGGTTACGTAGTTTTAGACCGTAACGAAATGCTCAAGAAATTGGGCCAAAAGAGCTAAATATTACTATGAAAACTTTTAAAGAATATCTTGCCGAAAGCAAAAAAGTCTACCAATTTAAGATTAAGGTAGCTGGTGATTTACCAGAAAAATTCCAAGAAAGTCTAAAGACACAGTTGGGTCGTGTTGCAGTTAAAACAATTGAAAAAATTGAAACTACACCTATCCAATCAACACCTTTGGATTTTCCAAACTTATCTAACACAGAAGTTCACATCTTTAACCTAGTATGCGAGTATCCAATTACAAGTCCAGAACTTGCAAATGATTTGAAAGCAATTGGGTTAAGTGAAGAATGTTTCCGTGTACGTGGTGAGGGAGAACAGACTGAAGAAGTTAACGATGCTATGACTGAACCAAGTGGTGAAGCATTGTTAGATGAAACAGATCTAGATAAAGCTAGCGTAAAGATCAAGCACAAAGATTATTTTGGAAATGATTTTAACAAGGGATTCTTAAAAGATTTAGAAAAAACTGCCAAGGCTCGTAAGAAAGAAGACGGCCAGGGTGAATATAAACTGCCTAAGGGCAAATCAGATAAAGCAGGCACCAAGAGTGCCCTAGGGAGTTAATACAAATGGATTTTAATCAATTAATGCAAAAAATGCGCGACTTGGATCAACCGGTCGGCGAAGCAGCAGTACAAGAATGCGGAGACATGATGGGCGGTATGCCTCCTATGAGTCCTCCAATGGGATCGCAGACTCAACCACCTCCTGCACATCCTTCAATGAGTCTTAACCTAAATGCACAAGGTCTAGACAACATCGAAAGCCTAATGAAGTTAATGACTCGTGTTAATCCAGATATGATTAACCAAAAAGCACCATTGACTGCAATCCCACATGCTGCAC